ACGTAACCTACTACCGAGTATCTACACAGCGCCAGGGCCAGTCAGGCCTTGGCCTTGAGGCTCAGCGTGCAGCTGTGCAAACCTTCCTAGCAGGCAAAGAGATTATTGCTGAGTTCACCGAGGTCGAGTCTGGCCGTAAGTCGGATCGCGTACAGCTCGCAGCTGCTTTGGCTCTTGCTAAAAAGCAGAAGGCTACCCTTGTAATCGCCAAGCTAGATCGCCTAGCCCGTAATGTCCACTTTATCTCAGGCCTGCTTGAGTCTGGCGTGCAGTTTGTGGCAGCTGATATGCCTGAGGCTGACCGCACATTCCTACAGATGGCCGCTGTGTTTGCTGAGTGGGAGGCTAAGAAGATATCAGAGCGCACTAAATCAGCCCTACAGGCTGCCAAAGCACGCGGTACTGTCTTAGGTAGCCCATGCCCAGAGAAGGGCTCTAAGGCTGGTTCTGACGCGATTGTGGCCAAGGCTGATGCCTTTGCTACTTTAGTAGCGCCAAGCCTACAGGATGTAATTAAGCAGGTAGGCACCAACTTGCGAGATGTAGCCCAAGGGTTACGCGCTCGCGGTATCAAGACCGCCAAAGGTAATGAAGTTTGGCATCCAGCCCAAGTAGCTAAATTAATCAGGAGAGTAGCCCATGTATGAGTTTTTAATCTTTACGCTGACGGTGATGTATGCGGCAGCTCTGTTTGTGTTTTTTGCAGCTGTAATCGCTATGGGTTGTATGTACTTAGGCAATACCGACATTTATAAGCGGTACAAGAGGGAGCGCCGCGAGCGCTTGGTTGAGGAATTTTTAAAGGATCTAAAGAAATGACATCAATGAACCATCACAACAAATCTTCCAAAGACTTGTACAAGTCTGAGGATTCCCTGCTGGATAAGGTTATCGGTACTGTGGCCTTCCTAGCTTTCGTTGTAATTGCATTACTTACATAAGGAGCAGCAATGAGATTATTAGATATACACCGCCCATATATACCAGCGGCCAAGACCAACGTGCTTGATACCTTTAAGCGCATGGGCTGGGAGCCACCATCAGAGGACTTGCGCTTTCAAGCCAAGTGGGAAACCTACCGTCACGCAGCAGCTAACAATGAAAGGAAGTCAAAATGACTACACAATGCGAAATTATCCAATCAGAGCTCAAGCGCCGCAGAGCCAAGGGCCTTACCAGCTGGGATGTAATTGAGCAGTATGGCATCACTCGCCTAGCGCACTACATCCATATGCTCCGCAGCAGCGGCTGGCGTATCACCGACTTCTACGAGTGCGATCCAGATAACGTAACGCACAAGTGGAAACGCTACATCTATAAGAGCTCACCCAAAATGGCAGCCATGAAGGAGGTTAAAAAATGACTGACTACTCACAGTATTTATTAATCATTAATCGCATGATGCAAGAGGTACACAAGGCCGCCCAGGCTAATGACTTTGTATCAGCCAGCAACTTAGCAGTAGAGGTGGCCCGTTATGCAATGAGCCTGTCTGCTGTGTTGGATTTAAAAATAGAAACCGAGGTATAAAAAATGGTAGGTAAAGTCACTCCAAACGATATGCTCTCTGCAAGCCGCATCCCAGCGGTTTGTGGAATGAGCAAGTACAGATCGCCCAATGATGAGTTGCTCTCATCCATTGATTTTTTAAAAGGTATTACCCCGCCAGACATCGGTAACGAGGCTATGGCATGGGGCAACAGGCTAGAACCAACCATTCTGATGGAGGCCGCAAACAGGCTTGGATGCAGCCAGCTAGAGATTGAGCACCCATTCCCTTACTTCCACGATAAGTGGCCTTTGTGCTGCTCTCTTGATGGCACAGCCACAGGCAATGTAAACGAGGTGTTTACAGACCCAGAGAAGGGCATCTACGTGGTCGGCAGCGAAAGTATCGTACTGAGTGGTACAGGCATCATTGAGGCCAAGCTAACCTCAATGCCAGCGGAGGATGTGCTGCCCCTGTATCGTGGCCCTATACAGCTGCAAGCCCAGATGGCTATCTTTAAAGCCACATGGGGGGCGATTGCTACGCTATATCAGGGCACCGAGCTGCGTATATTCTTGTTTAAACAACATCCGGCAACGCTAGAGCTGATCGAAAAGACCTGCAAAGAGTTTCAAGACAAGCTAGACCGCTGGAAAAACACAGGCGAGATTGATTATTACCCGCCTATCAACCCTAAAGATGCAGCTCGCACCTTTAGCTCAGGCTCGGATGATGAGCCAGTAGTCTTAGATAATTATGTTGAGGAGTTGACCAAATTACTTTTGGAAAACAAGACAAAAATTACAAAAGCAGAAGAGGAGAATAGCAAGATACAGACCGAGATTATGGGAATAATGCAGAACCATACCCACGGTGTCGCAGGGCAGTACCAAATAAGCTGGCCAGTCCGCAGCTACAAGGCCAAGCCAGCAACGATAACACCAGCAAAAGAGGCGTACTCGATACGTCAGTCCACTTTAACCATTAAGCAATTATGAAGATTATTAAATCGCCGTTTTGGCACATACTCCAGCGCGAGATTGCAGCTAGAAAATTATTGAAAGGCAACAAATGAGTAACTTAGTTAAGCACCAGGGCTTTGCCCCGCAGACAATGACAGAGGCTATCGACTTCAGCAATATGCTAAGTAAGAGCACGATGGTTCCCAAGGCCTACCAAAACAAACCAGAGGATGTGTTAGTCGCTGTGCAATGGGGATACGAGCTCGGCCTAGCACCGCTACAGGCTTTGCAGAATATCGCAACCATCAACGGTAAGCCAAGCGTGTACGGTGACGCAGCGATGGCCTTAGTCCAGAACTCACCTGTCTGCGAAGATGTCAAAGAGTACTTTGAAGGCGATGGCACTAGCAATCCAATCGCTGTCTGCGTGGCCAAGCGTAAGAATCGTACCGAGGTAATCAGCAAGTACTCAGTTGAGGATGCCAAGCGAGCTGGCCTGTGGAATAAGCAAGGGCCTTGGACTCAGTATCCTAAGCGTATGCTACAGATGCGAGCCCGTGGCTTTGCCCTGCGGGATGCGTTTCCAGACGTTTTGAAGGGTTTAATCACGGTTGAGGAGGCTCAGGATTACCCAGACGATACGCCAGTAGCGCAGGCACCGCAGATTAAGCACGCTAACCCGCTGGATGCCATCCCTTCTGTGTCAGTTTCAGAGCCAGAAGTTTTGGATATACCAGCTGCAGAGTGTGTCGAAAATACAACAGTTGAGATTGTATCCGATCAGATACAGCCGCCTGGCACCTTCAAGCTAAACATCCCCGGCAAACCCTCTGAGCTGCATGATGGCATGACGGCATGGATGGATCGCTATAACGAGCTGGCAGATAAGGTAGCTAGATCAAGGTTAGCAGCAGACCTCAAGATCCAAAAGATTGCAGAGTTCAATACGTTAAATGCAGATGTACTTTCAATGCTGACTACCATTCAAAAGGTTGGCATGACTGCACACAAGCAGAAACGCAAGCAGGCTATTGACGCCTCAGCTGCGGAATAAATCGATCTCGGCCTGCCTGCGCTTAACTAAGCCAGGCAGCACCTTGCCGTTACCCCTGATCCATTTTCTTAGTTCTGTCTCTACGCCTAGCAGGTCATTAGAGTCCACCCTGCGCTTTAGAGTGCTTGCCCGATACCTGCCTACCCCAAGGTTGTATGCAAAGTCTGTAATGGCCGCTAATAGCCTGTGATTGCGTATCAGAATAGGCGATGCCTTGAGCACCCCAGCCATGTAATTGTTTCTTAGCTCACGAATGAGCCATTCGTTGGCCAGCTCCCTAGATATGGGCGCATCTCGCATGGTTACTTTTGTGCCATCAGGCTTGTATACGGTGCCGTATCCGATGGTTGGATAGCCAGCTGGGCAGATGTAGGGTTTACTAGAAAATCCCTCAAAAAATCTGCACAGATCCGCGGCTAGGATTAGTGCCTGGTTCTGTCCCATACCCTGCCAACAAACCAGAAGGTAAGTACCATCATTAGCAGAGCCATGTCATCTTCAGACCATGAGCTGACAAGTACCTCTTTCCAGTTTGCGCCAGCATCAACGGCCATCAGGATCGATGCCAGCTTGACAATGGAGTACAGGGTTACAAACCAGTATGTAACGAGAGGCCTTACAGCTGCGGAGATAGCAGAGATGAACTGGCCGGATGCTCTAGCTGTCTCGCCCTGCTCTTTGAGCGCCTCTGTCATAGCGTCCAGCTCTTTGCCCATGAGCACAGTCTCTTGCTCACGCATGGATATCTCGCCCTT